CCTAATTCTGTTTCATCAATAAATTCTGCTAAGTTTGCGTCAAAAGGAACTTGAGACATGTCCATTGGTTGATCTTGAATTTTTTCTGCGCTGCCATCTTCCATTAATTCAAAATCAGATTCAAAAGTTACATCAACATCGGGCTCTACCGTAATTTGTTGTTCTTCTTCTAGATCTAATGCTTTGTTTAAAGCTTGTGTTGCTCTTTCTATTTGATTTTTATTTTCATCTGCCATGATTTACGTATCCGCCTTCCCTGTATGCAGGTGTTCCTTTTGCAATATTGCTTTTTGCTTCTTTGTTATTTTTAACATCTAAATACTTAATTCTAAAAACTCTCCCGTCAGGTATTTTTATAACAGTTGTTTGAGGAATTGTCCCTACTTTTTTACTAACTTTTTTAATTGCGTTATCTAACATAGGTCCGTAAGCACCTAAATTACCTTGATAACTTCTATCTCCTGGTCTTAAATTTAAATTTTTAACTTGTGGACTAGAGAATGCTACTCCGTCATAACCAGAATCTTTAGCTAATCTTAACAAATATTTTGTTACAAACTGCATATAATCAATAGAATTTTGATAAGGACCCTCTGGGATATCACCACCGGAAATACCAGATGACTGTCTAGCCTCGGTTAAAATAGTTCTTATCTTTTCTCTTTCCTCATACAGTTTATTTAAAGCAGGAGATCTAGGATTAGTTGCATTTAAATTTTCTATTTTTAAATTAATCAAATCTAATTGTTGTTTGTTTGCCATCAACTCTTTTGGTGGAGGTAAATCTCCTCTCATGGCATAACCAGATCTAGGAGACAGAGCTCTTCCTTCTTTAGCTGCTTCTCTAATTGATCTTTGAATGGGTTGATGCATATCTGATTGTATTTCTTCTACAAACAAAATTCTTCTACCAAACTCATCTGTTCTATCAGAAACTCTTGTGTGAACAAATCCGTTTGTTCTATCACCAGATTGTAAACCAAAATCATGACCATAAGAATATTCAGGTTCTGTTTTTCTTAATTTACCAGGTGTGTATTTAAATAAAAATTCACGATAATTATCTCCACCCGGTAAGGTCTGTTGTCCTCCATACA